TTTATCTTTGGTATCATTAACAGGTTCAATAGTACCTCTATGCTTACAATCCCCACATACTAACTTATCTGCTCCTGTGTTTACAGCTTCAATAGGATTGACATTCTTAACTAGAATCCAAGTCTGAAGCATAGCACCTGTCTTAGTATTGTGTGAACTATGTGCTAAACCTGTTATGATACCAACGATACTATCATTTTCATAAAATATAGCACCATTGGTATTCATAACTAATCCCCTTTATTGGTTGTTGGTATTAAGTTTTACTCTGTCTAAACTCCAGAAAGTACCTTTCTTGAATTGGTATAATGCAACACTTCCAAAGTATATGGAAAGTAAAGTATCTTTACCTTTACCTTTGATTCCATACCAAGTTTCACAATTACCTTTTGTAAACATTCTATTAGGTCTAATTCTATATTTCATATTTGGAAATAATCTTTTTAGAAGTTTGTTTTTAAATGTATTCATAGTTTAATACTCCATATTAAGTTTATAAAAGTCTGCATCTAGTATTATCTAAATACTAGCTATTACATTACACTAGGGAGATGTATAATGCAATAGTTAATATTTATTTCCAAGGAATCAGTCCTGCTATTGCTAATCCTAAAACAATAACACAAGCACCTATCCACTCTAAAATGAACCATACTAAAACTCTAGGCTCGTTTATTAAATGTTCCAAACTTAACAGGTTCATTATATTATCAAAATGATAAAGTGGTAAACATATAATCATAAACATTAAACCATAAAGGCTAATTATGTACCCTACAGGGTGGTTGCTTGTTTTTTTCATTAATTCCTCCTCATACTATTTGGTGTTTTAATGTTGTATGTTGTAGTGCCTTCCTGATGCCAAGAAGTGCAATCGTGATACTCAGAATCTCTTTTCCAATGTTCAACAATTAAAGTATCTTGTCTTTGGTGTCTTTCACTTTTCTTGCCTTCATTAATGGTAAATACTTTGTATTCTTTTCTTATTCTCAAATATTGCATATCGTCCATTTGAATTTCAATATAATCAGCATCTTTTTCAAACTGATTCTCCATTGCTCTTAAATTTATTATTGCCATAATTTTTTCCTCCAGAAAAAAGTGGTTAATGAAATAATATATAATATAAAATATATATATATAAATATATATATATTTTATTATTATATAATATATTAATTATATTAATTTTCTTAATCCAGAATAATCAATATTAGAATCATCATCAAAATAAGGACTTTGTTTCTCATTTTCAAATCTATTGAAAATATCCTGTTCTATTTCGATTTGTTCATCAGAATATTTAACTAAATCATTTAGTGAAATATCTTTTATTCTTAATTCTTCTAATGCTAATCCTAATTCAATTAATTTATTTTTTTTCATAATTCCTCCAGAATTATTTTAAAGTTAAACGAAAATATTATATATAATAATTAAAATATATATATAAATATATATATTTTTTATTATATATAAATAATAATAAACAATCACAATGTCAAAACTTTGACAATGAATATCATCATTCGTATCGTCAAAACTTTGACACTTGGATTGTTTAGTCCTTGCGAATTGATGAATATATAATATAATATATATATATAAATATATATATAATATATTATAAAATTAAATAAAATCAAACACTTAAGCACGTTGCAAGTTAAAATTTAAGATTGCTTAAATATATTTTATTGAACGTGTGTGATGAATTAATATTTTGTTATCATCAAATCAGCGAAGGTAAGTAATATATATAATTTAATATATATATATAAATATATATATATTTAATTATTATATTACTAACTCTCCACAGGTTTAGCGACTGTCAAAAGTTTGACTGTCAAAAATATGACTATTTAAGGTATCTTTTAAGCTGTCAAAAAAATGACATAGTCAATATATTGACATAGGTACGCAAAAAAAACTGCACACACATATATATATATAACAGTAGTGACATATATGCACCAAAATCTATAGCTTTTTCATCTAAATATAAAAATAATACTTGACACAAGTGGGGGAGTAGTGTATAATTATATATAATATATAAAGATATAAGAAACATTTAGTATTTTTGTTTTTCTTTTATTGTTTTCTTATAAGAAATATAATAACATACAATAGGATATTAGTATATTGGATACTATAGAGACTATAGAGACTCTTAAACCTTTCATAGATTTAAATAATCTACTTAGCACAAAGGTTCAACAGCAATCTAAAACAGATTTCATTACTTTTGTTAGACAAATGGCTCCATCTATTGTCTCAGACTTTAAGATGGGAAGACATATAGAAGTAATATCAGAAAAACTACAACAATTAGAATCAGGTGAGATAAAAAGACTAATGGTTTTCTTACCACCTAGAAGTTCTAAGTCTGTAATTTGTTCTAAATTGTTTCCTGCCTGGTATATAGGTCGTAATCCAGACCATGAAGTTCTTACTGTTTCTCATAGTGACCAATTATCTAGTGATTTTGGTAGAAGTGTTAGAGATATTGTTAATGATGAACGATTTACAAACATATTCAAAGGTGTTTCTCTAAGAAGTGACGTTAGAGCTGCAGGTAAATGGAAGACAAACCTAGGTGGCATGTATTATGCTGCAGGTGTTAGGTCACAAATTGCAGGTCGTGGAGCTCACATAGCTATATTAGATGATGTGATGTCTGAAGAAGACTCTTATTCTGAAGCAGGTCGTAGATATGTTAAAGAATGGTACCCTGCAGGTCTTAGAACTCGTATAATGCCTAATGGTTCTATATTAATAATTAATACAAGGTACCACTATGATGATTTGTGTGGTTGGTTATTGAAACAACAAGATGAACATAGTGTTGCTCCTTGGGAAGTTATAAGAATACCTGCCTGGTTAGACGAGGAGTCAGCTTCGTTACTGCAGTTACCAGTAGGTAGTAGTTATTTTCCAGAATGGAAGCCTAATGAAGTGCTTGCTGTAGATGAAGCAGAAATAAAAGCATCCAATGGAGCTAGATATTGGAATGCACTCTACATGCAGGACCCAACTCCTGATGAAGGAGGAATAATAAAAAAGAAATGGATACAATGGTGGGACCAAGAAGAGCCACCTCCTTGTGAATTTATAATACAAACTTATGATACTGCATTTTCTACAAGAACAACAGCAGACTATAGTGTAATACAAACATGGGGTATCTTTTCTTATATGGATACAGATGAACGTGGTTATGAATCCTGGAAAAATAATTTAATATTATTAGGAAATATAAAAGGTCGTTTTGAATATCCAGAACTAAGACGTATTTCACAACAACTATATGATGAACACAGACCTGATGTTTGTATGATAGAAAAGAAAGCATCTGGTCAATCACTAATTCAAGATATGAGAAGAGCAGGTTTACCTGTTTTAGAATATTTACCTGATAGAGATAAAGTTGCTAGAGTATATGCAGCTTCACCTTTAATAGAAGCAGGTCAAGTATGGATACCAAATAATAAGAAATGGTCAGAAGACCTATTAGAAGAAATGTTACGTTTTCCAAATGCAGCTCATGATGACCAAGTTGATGCTATGGTTATGGCTATACACTATATGAAAGAGTCATGGCATTTAGAGCATCCTGAAGACCCAGAGTGGGATGACCCACCTATGAAAAAAAAGGTTGCATACTGGCGAACTTAATGTTATAATAAAAGAATTAAAGGGGATAATTAATGGCAATAGAAAAAAATCCATTTGATAAGATAGAGGAAACATTATCAAATGTAGTAAAACTTCCAGAACAAATTAAAGAAGCAACAGGCTCACCAACTTTTGAAGCAGATGATGATGGGGGAGTTACTGTAGATTTTACTCAGGTTAATATCGAAATGGAACCTGAAGGTGAAATGAAAGAATGGTATGGTAATATAGCTGATACCTTAGATGACGAACAATTAACAAAAATAGCAGAAGATGTAATTAGTAATTATACAGCAGACAAAGATTCTAGAGCAGAATGGGAGTCTATGTTTGAAAGAGGATTTGATTTATTAGGATTAAAAATACAAGATACTTCTGAACCTTTTGAAGGTGCATGCACAGCAGTACATCCTATGTTAATTGAATCAGCAGTTAAGTTTCAATCAAAAGCTATACAGGAAATGTTCCCTGCAAATGGTCCAGTTAAAACTCAGATATTAGGAAAGGTAACTCCTGAAAGAGAATTACAATCTAATAGAGTAAAAGATTTTATGAACTATCAAGTAACTGAGCAGATGCCAGAATACTTTGATGAGTTTGAAAGAATGTTATTTCATTTACCTTTAATAGGTTCTGCATTTAAAAAAGTTTATTATGATGCTAATTTAAAAAGACCAGTATCAGAGTTTGTCCCTATAGACCAATTTTATGTTTCTTATTATGCTTCTAATTTACGTAAAGCAGATAGATATACACATGTTATTTATAGAAGCCCAGTAGATTTAGATAAAGATATGCGTACAGGTATTTATGACGATATAGATTTACCTGAAGCTTCATATCCTAGTCCTACATCTTTATCAGAAAAGATGGATACTATTTTAGGATTATCTCCTACAGATAATAGTGACCCACAATATACATTATTAGAACAACATTGTTATTTAGAAATAGATGAAGAGTATGCTCTTCCCTACATTGTTACTGTGGAAGAGCAATCTAGAACTATTTTAAGTATTAGAAGAAACTATAATAAAGAAGATAAACAACAACAAAAGATTTCCCATTTTGTCCACTACAGATTTGTTCCTGGATTTGGATTTTATGGGTTTGGCTTGATGCACTTTCTAGGCAATCTTACTATGACTGCAACAGCAGCTATGAGAAGCTTAGTAGACGCAGGTCAATTTGCAAACTTACCAGGAGGTTTTAAAGCAAAAGGTGTTAGACTTGTTGGTGATAATGAACCAATAAGTCCTGGTGAATTTAAAGAAATTGAAGCAACTGGAGTAGACCTCAGTAAGGCAATTATTCCTCTCCCCTATAAAGAGCCTTCCTCTACTCTATTTCAGATGCTAGGTTTCGTTACAGCAGCAGGTCAAAAGTTTGCTGATAGCACAGAACAAATTGTTTCTGATGCAGCATCTTATGGTCCTGTTGGAACCACTATGGCTTTATTAGAAGCTTCTAGTAAATTTTTTTCAGCTATACATAAACGATTACATAAATCACAAAGAGAAGAATTTAAAATTCTTGCTCGTATAGATTCAGAATATTTACCTATGGAGTATCCTTATGAAGTACCTTATGCTGAACAAAGTGTGTTTAAGAAAGATTTTGATGGAAGGGTTGATGTAATCCCTGTCTCAGACCCTAACATTCCTTCTAATGCACATAGGATGATGTTAGCCCAAATGGCTCTCCAAATGGCACAACAATCCCCTCCTGGTATGTTTAATATAGAAGCATTAAATAGAACAATTTTAAATGCTGCTAATATGCCAAATGTAGAACAGATATTACCACCTAAAAAAGAACCACAACAGATGGACCCAATATCAGATATTATGGCAGCAACAAAAGGTATTCCAATAAAAGCATTTGAAGGTCAAAATCATGATGCCCATATTCAAACAAAGATGGCATATTTACAAGACCCTCAAAATGGTGCTAATCCTATTATGGCTAGACTAAGACCAATATTAGAAGCTAATATACAAGAACATTCTGTAATGAAATATCAAGAACAAGTAAATGGTATTACAAGAATGGGATTAGAACAGTTACCACCAGAACAAGCACAGGTAGCTACAATAGCAGAGATGGCTATGGCTCAAGCAGCACAACAAGTATTAAATGCTAATCAAGCTATGGGTCAAGCACAATCACCTGAACAACAATTAGTTGCATTAAAACAAGCTGAAGTAGGATTAAAAGAAAAAGAATTAAAAATGGAAGAAGCAAAACTAAATGTTGAATCTTCATTAGATGCTCAAAAGCTACAATTAGAAGAAGCTAAGTTAATGAAAGATGCAGGAGTTGCAGGTCAAACAGCTATGATGAGAAAAGAAAAAGGTGACCTTGATAGACAAAGTAAAGAAACAATGAAGCTATTAGATTTATTAGCAAAGTCAGAAATAGCAGAACAAAAAACACAAATAGATTTAGAAAAAATACGAGCACAGTCTTTACAAAAAGTTATGGATATGGAAAACTTAGATGAAAGAGAAAGAAGTATGAAGTTATTAGATATAATGTCTAAAGCTATTATGCAAGATGCTCAACAAGAATAACTAGGGATATTTTATGCCTGTCGACTGCCCTAGCAGACAAGCCAAGACTACAGGTTAATTTTATTTAAGGAGAATAAATTATGGCAAACACAACTTTTAGTGGACCAATTAGAGCTGAGAGTGGCTTTATTGGTATT